AGTAGGTACATCTTGAATAAGGTCTAAAGTAATTTCAGTAGATAGTTCAAGGCCACCAATCATAGATTCTTCTACTACTATTTCTTCTATAACTACTATCTCCTCAATGACTGGTTCTACAACAACAGGCTCTATAACTACAGGCTCTATAACTACAGGAGCTACATAGTCCTGATAAGTTACCATTAATTCATAGTTGTCAGTAATAGGACCAAGCCATGAGCTTGAGTTACCAGTATCTACACCTGATAGTTCAAAGTTAATTGCTACATTATCGGTGAGAAAAGTATCATTGATAGACTTAGTAAAGGTGTGATGTGTCCAACCATCTTCATAAGGTACAGCAATGGTATGGCTAGATATTTCTGTAGTTGTGCCATCCGTAAAAGTTATATTGGTTACTATGGTGTCATCGCTACCAGCAGTACACCAACCATTAGGAGTATTACCACAACCATAACCATTGTATTTCAGGGTATACGATTTAATTTCTTTGCCTTGCTCTATACCTGTTAGGCTAACCAGTTGTGATATGGTAGAGGTTTGTCCTTTAAATCTTACAGTTGGGCTGTTACCTGCATCACTATAAGAATTAGCATCACGCTTAACATTAGAATCTGAAAGAGTCCACCCATTTGTATTCTCGTTAAATGTATTGTTAGTTAATAGGTTGTCCGTAGTAGTTTCGTCTGCCGACAGATTTGTCAGCATCAAACTTAACAGGAGTAGCCTTATGATTTTCAATAACATTATTGTCCTCATCTAATATACCACGTTTTCTGTATTCTTGAATAGCTTCATCGCCTATCTTACCATTGATAGGACAAGGGCTTCCAGCCGCTATCATGGATTTAAATACTCTGGGATCTTGACACAACATAGCAGTCGCACTTATTTTCATACCAAGCTGTGCTAATGCCCTAGAAAGTTTTATCCTTTGACAGTTTTTGTCCTCCACGTGGACACCAGCAGAGATACCAAAGAACCCACCTGATATACCACCTGCTCTTACGACTACACATATGTCGGAGTATGCACCTGATGCACCCATTGATGGTACAGATGGTGGAGCTACTGGCATATCTTTATAGTGTATATTGGATGTGCTATCGGCTGCTTGACACTCAGCAATGTAAGCCAGGACTATAGCAAGTATTACTATAAAGGCTAGACTGCGCATACATCATCCCTTTGGATACTTGTCTTTAGTAGCTTTGATAACAACTTTCCACGCATCAATACCATCGTGGTATATTTTATCAAGCTGATCTTCAATAGATGGGTATTCTGCTTTTCTGTTACGTTGATATGCTGCATTATTATATGCCGTTGTTAACTCTGTTTGTTTAGCTTGTATTTGTTCCCAAGTAATACTGTTTGGATTTTTGTCAATCCATTCAATACTATCAAAAGTATTACCTCTAACTGTTATTTCTGCATCTGCATCTAAAGCTAATATTGCTGTACCTATATCATCTATGCCATTCATTATACTTGTACCTCTAATAATGTAATAAATTGAGTAGTTGAATCTACTCCAGCAAATACCTGACTACCACCAGCACTTAATTTTCTAATGTACAAAGCGTAAGTTACAGCATTTGTTGTATTAGGGTGGTCTGTTAGCATTATACTACAATCTCCTTGCGATACATCACCACCATCCCAAAACTGAACAATCCCTCTGCTAGTACTAGCACTTAAGTTTGTAGAATCTCTATAAATTGTAGCACTTGCTTGTTGTCCTGCTGCTGAAATATAAATTGATGAAGATACCATAACAATAATTTTATTTGCCGCAGCACGTGGAGTAATTTGTGCAGCACAATTTGTTGCTGTAAATGATGCTGCTGATGTACCTGTTTGACTTGTAGTAGAATTATGTATCATTTGTACTATAGCTCCTGATGGAAGTTTTGACTTATCAATAACACTATTTGTGTCTAACATTGTACCTGTTGTTGCAGGTATGGTTATTGTATTAGTACCTGCTGCTGCTGGTACATCAACCGTTACTTGTCCTGAACTACTGCCTTTAATTACTAGTGCCATTAGTCTGCCTCCGCTATGGTGTTACCGTCTGCTACCCATTCTAGTATTGCTTGGTAGTCTGTGTTTTCTGTATTAATAGGTACATAACATACTTGACCATCTATTGTTGCTTTAATACTAACATTACCACTACCAATCATTCCTGTTTGATATTGAGCTGCTGTTACTATTTTACCTTCCATATATTACTCCTATAATTCTGAATCTAACAATAAATAAGCATTACCACTTTGGTAAACTTTACAAATACTTGGCACAGTATTGCCTGTTGCCGTCATAGTTACATCACATTCAAAAGTATCTTCATCAGTATATGTTGCTGAAAATCCTGAACTTTGCGGTTGATGACTATTAGTATTAAACCAAACAAAGTTACCATTTACTTGCGAAGCTGTAGGATTTGTTCTCATTCTTGCTTGTAATGGCATACTTGCTCTTGCAACTGTTTGTGTTGCATTTGCTACTCCTACTAGTGGCGGTTGCAAGTATTTTTGGAGATATCTTTGACATCTGTGAAAGTTTTCACCATACGATCCATGTTGGAAGGGAGCTATGCTGTTAGCATCAAACTGACCTACTTCCATTTGTAATCCTGTAATATAAATATTGTTACTTGTACTACTAGCACCATTAACTTGACCTACTGCTCGGTTTGCTGTTGTTACAGAAGCCCAACTTGTAGCAAGTGTTCCACTTGTGTAATCACTTCCAGCACCAAGCCATAAATTTAAAATTAGACTATTAGCATTATCATCATCTAATGCTCCTGTAGTATCTCCAGCAAAACTTAACACTTTCTTTTCCCAAGTATTAGAACTGCTTACTGTATAGGCTTGTGATATGTGCCTAGTATTATCTGCGTCATATAACTCAGCAACATATGTTCCTGTAACTGTTGTTTTAATCCAAAAAGATATAGTTACTTTTTCAGCACTTGATGTTCCTTTCTTTAATAATTGTAAATCTTGTCCTTCAAAAAAATAAGATGCCGTATGAAAAGCACCAGATGCAACAGAAGTATCTGCTGTTGTATTATCTAATTTCCAAGAATTAGCAAAGCCTTGACCTGTTGGAACATCTGTATCTTGTGTATGTGTCCAAGTACCATTATCACCCAACAAAGTTTTCATTCTATCAATAGCATTATATCCAACACCTGTAATACCTGTAACTGATGTTCCTCTTTGTGCTACTGCCATATCACCGTTGATGATAATGGGTTTAGCATTTGGTCTACTTAAGACTGCTGTGTTATCTGCTACTGTGCCATGTAATGTTAGTGCCATTAGTCTGCTAACTCCTCTGCTGTTGGTTGTGTTTCAGTAGGGTGATTCCATGAAGCAATATAATCTTCGCCACCATCATTTTGTACAATTATATTGTTAACAAAATCTATGTCTGTTACACCTGACTTTAATGTTTTAATTTTTTCTATTAATGTTGCCATGTTAACTCCTTATGTAAGTGCCTTGAAAAAATTTTAATTCTGCTCCAGCACCTGTATTTGTGCTTCCGCCACTATTTTGATAAACATATAATTCTACATAATCATCTGCATCTAAATAAATTAATGCTGATACACCAGTTTCCATACCAAAACCAGTTACACCTGTACCTTGTGCACCTCTTTTATAACCACTACCATTTTTATAAATGTTTATAACACAAGCTCCTGATGTTGCTCCAAAATAAAGTCCGCCACTTATCTGATAGTATCCTGCAACTGTTGGTGTAAATCTATCACTAGCAAACTTACTATCTGTATCAAATTCTTCTGTATCAAATGTAAGTTTAGTCCAAGAAGCATTGCCAATAGTTTGTGCAGGACCATGAGCTGAAAATGCAGGTTGTTGACTAGTAATAATAGTTGTACCATTATTTTGAAATTCTATAATACCACTTGTATCAGAAACTATCTTTAAACCATCACTGGTATCTGCATTAATTTTACATGTCATAAGATTACTAACCTCTCTCCACTCGGTATGGTTAATGTTACACCACTATTAATAGTTAATGGTCCTACTGTACTAGCTGATTTGCTAGATGTTATGGTGTAGTTGGTTGTCATGACTCTAGCGTTTTCATAAAACACTTGGTCTGTACCACCACCTGTTGCACCAGCCGCAGCCAATGCCCATTTTAATCCTGTGGCTTCACTGCTATCTGCTGTCAGTACGTAATCATTCGTACCTAAAGCAAGTGCAGATGGATTGCCTGAACCATCCCCTGCTAGTAAATGCCCTTTGGTTGATAGATCAACAGCCGTTACTGCTGATGTACCATTACCTATTAATACTCCATTTGCAGTAAGTGAAGTAGCACCTGTACCACCACTACTTACCACTAGAGTAGATGATAACCCTGCTGCGTTTCCTGTGCAAGACCCTGAACTACCAGAAGTATTACCAGTTACATTACCAGTAATATTACCTGCAAATCCTGTAGCTGTTAAGATACCTGTGTCTGAGTTAAAGGTTAGATTACTACCAGACTTAGGTTGAATATCTCCTGTAGCTGCTGTTGCAAATAATGGGAAACAAGTAGTATCAGTTGATTCGTCAGCTATGGTTACTAAACCAGGTGAACTATCTATCTCTACCCATGCGCTACCATTGTAATATTTCAATACATTGGTTGATGTATTAAAGTTTAGATCACCAGCATCATTGTCTGAGCCTGGATCACCACTAGTTATTCTGTATCTAGCAGCAAAATTGTTTACGTTAGATATATTACTTGCTACTGTATTGACGTTAGCTACCGATCCAGCAACAGTAGCAATATTACTGACCACACCAGATGCTCCAAGTGTTGCCATGTTGGTTACGTTAGCTGACGTACCAAGTATATTTAAATCAGTAACAATATCAGATGTTGCTAATGTATTAAGATCAGACACGATATCGCTTGTAGCAAGTGTGTTGATATCAGATACTATATCTGATGTTGCTAATGTATTTAAATCACTTACGATATCTGAGGTTGCTAATGTATTAATATCGCTAACAATATCACTTGTTGCTAATGTATTTAAGTCTGCTACCACGTCTGAGGTAGCTAGGATAGCTAAGTCTGCTACCACATCTGCTGTACCTAATATATCTAAGTCAGTTACAATAGCACTAGTTGCTAAAGTATTTAAATCAGATACAAAATCTGATGTAATTAAACTAGCTTTGGCTGCTACTGATGTAACATTGCTAGAAATACCTGCTACTGTTGTAACATTTGCTGCTATTCCTGCAACCGTTGTTACATTACTGGCTACGGCTGCAACCGCAGTTATATCAGTTGTTATAGCACCAAGTGCAGATAAGTTAGTTGAGGTAATGGTACAAGCTGGATCTCCATCGGCATCAAACTCTAGTATTTTGTTTGCTCTACTTGCTTGAACAGGTAGTTGCATGTCAAAACCTGTAGTTGTTTCTGCTAATGGTAGACGTATAGACCTAGATGCACTTTCTTCTCTTTCTGCCATCATTGCCATTAATGTATCAAGTTGTGTATTCAATGCAGTTACATCAAATGATGCGGCTGGAGTAAAGTCTGTGGTTCTTTCTACTACAATATCTCGTACAATTACTATGCTGTCATCTGCGGTAGCACCAGCACCTAAAGTTACTGTACCACCTGCACCAAACTCATAAGCACTATCACTAGCATTAGTTGTACCTTGCACACTAAACTGAGCCACACTACTAGGTGCTGCATTATAGGTTAGTGCTGTGCCATTTCGGAATACTTTAATGTCTCCTGTGGCAAAAAATTCAAAGCCTATAGTAAATACGGTTTGACCACCACTTGCGGTGTACGTATTTCTTGGCGTATTTTTAGCTGTTGCTATTGTCATCTTATAATCTCCGTAACACCACTGGTTATTTTTTTAAAAAGACTATCTAAATATATCACATTGTTAAATGGTATCAACCTACGATACGTTTGTGCTTTTTCATCTAGTCCAACATCTGATCCTAGTGCATTAATAAATTCTAATATTTGTGAAGGACCAGCACCCACAAATTCACCTGCTCCGTCAACTGCATTAGCTTTTCCAAATCTGCCTGGAATACCTAATGCTGGTCTTACACCTAATGGTGTATCAAACATACCTTCTGATATAGTTTCTAATGCAAAGTTCATATCTCCAGGCAATCCTATTAAACCTGACATTTCTATTGCTCTATATATTTTTTCTTCTGTAGATTTATGTTGATAATATAATGGATTCTTTAGATAATCTCCAAGTCCAGCAAATAAAAGCATCCCTATTATACCTACAGAAAGATTCATTTCTCTACCTGATAGTCCAGATAACATAAGTTTTCTGTTTGCAGCAAAAGACCAAGCATAAAATTGAAATGGTAAAGCTAAAAATCCATTGTTAAACTGGCCGCCATATTCTGTTTTTTCAAACCCACCTAAAAATCTAAATACGTCATTATCAAATGCTTCTGCTAATTTTTCGTTTTGTATTCTTATTACACCAAACATCATATTAGGTTTATCAGCTATACTTGGGGTAATAATAGTTCTTTGTACATCTGCAAATGTAGCGTATCTTAATTTGTTACCATAATACTCACCGTTTTTTGTAGCATACCACTCATCCATTTTAGTATAAATCATGCCATTGTTAGTACGATGCATTGGCAATTTACCTATTGCTCTTGCTTCTTGCAGACTTATACCGTAACTAGCTAATCTAGCTATTTCAAATTTACTAGCTTTGCCTTGTGCTACTTTTTGTGAATCTTCTAAAAATCTATGTGTAGAAATATGTTGTGTCATTTCTTTCATCATCTGTGTCCAACCAGATAATAAATTCATATGATAAAAAGGTGCTTGTATATCTTCAAATGTCTGTCCTACTTTTCTATCAAAGAATCTACTAAATGCATTATGTCCTCTACCAACTCTATAATCTGTTTGACCAACAAATCTTGCAGAAGCATTATTCATTACTACATCATAAGCATCACCTAACCATTTGTTGTTAGCTATTTGTTCATTAAATTCTTTGTTGTCTGCTGCAAAAGGATGTTTACTATTTAAATATCTATATGTGTTATATAATCCATGTGTCATAGGTATACGAGCAAAATCAACTATAGATGAAAATACAACTTTACCCATCATAGCTGTACTAGCCCAGTTTCTTAATGTAGCTGGTAGTCTTGATTTAAAAAAACTATCAGGATCGGCTGTGTTAAATAAACCATAATATTTATTTCTTGCATCATTTAATCTATTGTAGATTGCATTTATTTCTTCTAAGTTACCATCACCTTTGTATTCACCATTTAATAAATCTTGTCTTTGTTTCCATATTGCTGCATCTGCTGTTGGATCTCCAAACTCTTTAGTCATTTCAATTCTTTTATGCATACGTTCAGAATACATTCTTACTAAATAGTTTATATCTGTAATTAAATACGGTGCTAAGATTTTATCTTCTATATCAATGCCTCTGCTTTGAAACGCACTTTGTCTTGCTACACCATTAGTATAAGCTAAATCACCATCCATATTTAAATGTGTTGAGTCATGTGTTATACGACCTATAGACTGATCTACTTCTAAATTAGTCATATAAATATCAACATCATCATGTTTATTACCTTTAAAGTTTTCATATAAAATACCTCTAAAACTATTTGGTCTAGGTATTGTAAAGTATCTTTGATCTATTGCTCCTCTTGTTTTATTAGCTAACAAAGTTAAGGTAGCTTTTTCATTAATATAATTTTCATAGTCTGTTTTTGTTTTTGTACCTGATTTATTTTTTCTATACAATATATGATGTACTTCATGTGCCATTATAAATTCTACTAAATCATTTTCATTTTTAATTAATTTTTTATTTATTGGTTTTACACCATCTACTTTAGGATTTAAATGTGCTTTTTCTGGCCACATAACTTCTTTAATATATTTAACATCTATGTAAAGTATTTTTGCATTATGATCTACATATGATGCTACTGGTTTACCATCTCTTACTTTTCTTGATTTTCCTGTTTTTACTTTATAACCTTTATTACCACCTTCGGCTATTCTTTTTAATTCTGAAAAATTGCCTACAACATTCATTGTGCCAGTAAATCCTTCAGGAGCATCAAATGGTATATGATTTTTTTGTAGTGTGGTTACAGCAGCTTCTTCCCATATTTCATTTAATATTTCATCTTGTATTTTATCTATATCGTATACACGATTTACATAATTTTTTATTAACGGAGAAAATTCTTTTTCTAATCCTTCTGTAATATTTTTTTCTTGTTGCATTAATTCAGCAACATGGTCCTTTGCTCTTTTTAATTGCAATTTAAATTCATCTATACCAGCTTTATCTTTAGGATGTTTTGCTGTAAATTCATCTAAGTGTCTTTGTGCATCAACAGTTAAACCTTCCCATTGTTCTCTTAATTTTCTTATACTGCCTTGTGTTTGAAACATACCAAGTCTTTCAGCTTCTTCACCAATTACTTGATATATATTTCTAACTTGATCTGCAAACTCTTGTATTTCTTTTGGTGCAGTTTTATATAAATCATCATCTACTATAACTTTGTATACAAAAGAGCTATATTCTTTAAATGACATACCGCCATCAGCTACTTCATCTGCATCTATAATACCAACTTTTTCTAATATTTTATCTTTTACATCTCCAGCTCTTATACCAATAGAGCCTGGATTATATCCAAGTTTTTGATCGCCAACCTTAGATAAACCTTTTCTATATAATTGAAAAGATTTATGTAAGGCTTCATTAAAACCACCTATACCTTTAAAATGATTTGCAGTTGCTTTTAACAATGCAGACATTGGTACTGAGTAACCTGCTTTAGCTGCTCTATCTACTGTACCTACATCACCAAACATTCTCATTGCAAATTCAGCAACATTAGTATTTAATTTTTTATTACCTATTTTATTATTTAATAAAGAACCCATATCAGTAATCCATCTATCTACATTTTCAGCAAACCAACTCCTGCCTTCATCACGACCAGCAGTCTGTCTACCTATTTTAGCTTTTTCCATTTCGGTTCTAACTTCTAGGTTAAGTAAATTTTCTGAATCAATATCGTCAATACCTTTAGGCGCACCACCTTTATCTTTTATATGAGCTTTTTTTAATATAAATTTTTTATAATCTTCAAAAGTTGCCATTTCTGGTAATTTACCTGCTCCACGTACATCTGGATTCATGTAACTACCATCATCAAATTTTCTTTTTATAGCATTTTCATCTATTAAAATTAAATCTCTTTCTAATAATTTACCTCGCCATGTAGTTCCTTTAGGAACTATTTTTACAACTTCTCCTGCTTCTAATCCTAAAAAATTAGCTGGACCTTCTGCTAAATCATATTCTCCATTCGTAACAATTTTATCAATACCTTCAATGTCATAAGTTTTTGGATCATCTAAATTATATAAAGGGCTACTAAAATCATTTGTTTCTGTGTCATGGATTGATTCAAGTATTTTTTCTGCTTTTTTTTCTGGTGGTGTATTATGGCCTACACTTTTAGGCCCACGTCTACCAAACAATGCAATCATAGATCCACCAAGCAAAGAACCTACACCAACATATATTGCTGATTCTCCTAATGTTGCTGTTGGATCATAACTGTGTCGTACAGGCTCTCCTGCTGCAACAATACCAGCAGAAATACCAGCACCTTGTGTAAATCGTTTTGCCATTGAAAATGTTTTTACCATTGGAAATGGTGCGTATGTTAATGGATCTCCAAACGCTGCAATTAATTCTGGCATAAAACCACCTTGATCTCTTATACGCCTTAAGTCATTATTTTTATCTATTCTTTCTTTTACATAATCTAAATGGTCTTGATTTCTTATATCATCAAATGCACCAGACATATAGTATTGTTGATAATCTAATGTTTGCTCTTCTATGTCAGTAGGCGGATCATATGGTTTATCTAAATATGTGCCTTGATCCATAGCTATTTGACCAAGTGGTTCTAATTGCCACGCAGCACTAACTGCACTTAAAAAAGTTGGATCTTGTCTATATGGTAAACTTTTTTCTCTTGATGTTTGAAAAACAGGTGCTTTAAAAAATTCACTCATATTATCTTCCTGTGTTAGGACCACGTAAATTATCTATAATGCTTGTTTGTTTAGTAATACTTAATTCATTTGTTGAACCAAAATAAGGTTCTTCAATTTCATACATATCTGCAAACATTTTTTGTGAATATGTAATAGGATTGTCGTTATCATCATATACTGTTCGTCCTAATCCACTAGATTTGTCTATATATTTTAATTGATAAACAGCTTGTTCTGGTCTAGTAATGTTATGTTTATTTATACATTCAAAAAAAACAGTTTCTCCTAATATTAATTCATCACCTTTTCTTAATCCTTTATTTTTAGGATTTAAAGATTGTATTCTTTGATTAATTTTATCTTGCACCATTGTATAAACTTGAGTTTTAGAACTTACAATTTCTTCGCCATATTTTTGTTTAAATCGTTTATTATATTCTTGTTTTTCTTGACTAACATAAAAAAAATGATCTATAGGCCATTGTACTATTTGTGCATCTTCTCCTAATTCTTCTTCAAATATACCAAAAGGACCGCCACCAGTACCTTTGGTATAAAATTGAGTATTGCTAATTACCAATTTCGATTGACCAAAATGATTTGTTTCTAACATTTTTTTACCAATTTTTATTGCTTTATCTTTTAACTGACTTGCACTTGGAATATTATTTTCCATACGATAATGCAAATAAACTTGTTCTGTTATTCTTTTTGCAAAATTATTTGACACCATAACATCATCCATTCCAGCCATATCAGCAAATTCACTTGAGATTGCACTTTCAAGCACAGTTAAAAAAGGATCGCTTCCACTATTTTGTTTGCTATATGCTTTATTTAAAGACTCTCTATTTTTAAAATAATAACCATCTTCATCTTTTAAATTTCTATCTAACATATAAGCCTCTACTCCAGCTTTAACATTACCAGCATTATTCGTAATATGTTTTGTTAAAGATTCTATTGTTGCTTCTGCATTTTCTGGCAAATCTAAATATTGCATTATACCTCTACTATCAACAACGCCATCCTTCATTACTACTGAACTTTGCATTAATGCAAATGCTGGTGAATTAACTAAATTTTCAATAGCTACATTATTTGCTGTTCCAGTTTGTATATTTGATATTCTGCTTTTTAAATCTCCGCCTAAATTAGTTGGAATTACACCATGATTTGCTGCTAACCATTCATAATACATTGCTATATCAGCCGTAGTTGCAGTCGGTGTTTGCCCTACAGCTCCTTGTTGTGCTTGAGTAAAATATTCAGAAGTATAGTGTTCTCTAGGTGGGTTAAAACTTAATGCAAATTCAGCTATAGTTATTTCACTTTCTGGTGAATTAAAATCACTTAATGCATCTGCTAAAGCATTGTATTCTTTTTTTGTTTTTACTATTGGATATCCTGATGCTGCTTCTCTTTGTAAAATATTAGTACTTTTTTCTGATGTTGATGATTGTGTATACATATCATCTAAATATGTTTTATGATTATTTAAAAAACTATCTATTTTAGTTGTATCTAAACCATCTATATCACCAAACCCTAATGATTTTAAAGTTACATCTGTTGTTGTTCCATCTAAGTTATCTAAAGTTATAACTTGCTCTGGATTATTTATTCCCATTCTTATTTTTTGTATATTATTTGATGCTCTAGTTATACTTTTTGAATCTTTATTGTCATGTAAAATATAAGATTTTAAATTTTCACCTGTCTTTGCCATTAACAAATATGTAGGTAATTCTTCTTGCAACCAAAAAGAAGCAACACTACTTGGATTATCACTTTTTTGTGATAGTCTTGTCATTTCTTTTGTTATTTTAGCTAATTGTTCTGCAAATGCAGCAGCATTAGTTAGAGCTAAACTTGGCGCTATATTAGCAAATTGTTTTCTTGCTGACTCAGCAGTTGCATCATTAAATGCAACTCGTTTTGTAAAATGTTTATTTGCTAAATCAGTTCTTCGTGTTCGTACCGCATCATTTATTTCAGTTTCTACAATAGACCTCATTTCAAATGGAACAGTACTTAATAATGCTTCAATAGGTTCTGCTACAGATTTATCAAACATAGCTACATGTTCTCCAACTGTATCTGTATATTTTACATTTTGTCTAGCTAATAATCTTTCATCATCTAGTATTTGTTTTGCATTTAATACAACAGCTTTAACATAGGTATCAGCCGCTTCTTCATCATATGCTGATGCAGACCATGATGTAGTTAATAATTCTTCTGGTGTTTTATAATTAACTGCTACTTTATGTGTTCTTGTATTACCAGAAGCATCTGTATAAGTTTGTATCTTCATATATTATTTCTGCTTTTTGCCCTAATTTTTTACCTAATTTTTTTTCTTTAATTTCCATTTCATTTAAACGATTGTTAATAAAATTATTAACACCTCTACTGTTAGCACTACCTAACTCACCTATAGATGCACCTAATTGCCTAGCACCTTGTCCTCTATTAACTTGTATAGATGCTGGATTAAATGATGTACTTTGTGTTTTTTTAAATGCCATTAAGTTTTAAACCTCGATTTAAAAGATGAGCTTGTACTTAAAGCTCTATCTGCTGGTGTGTAAAATTTATAGTTAGAACTATTAGATCCTACTTGTTGACCTGTACTTGGTTTTTTTAACCCTTCAAAACCTTTCATGCCCATCTCTATTGAATCAAACATGGTTTGATTAAATCTACCAGTTGCTCTATTTAAATCAGCAACTTTTGTTAATCCAGACTCTCTTGATGCGTATGCTAATTCACTTTGTTTGTTGATAGCGTTTAATGCACTAATATTTAACTCACGCATAAATGCTGATTTACTTTCGTTCATTGCTGCTTCAAAAGAATTGCTTTGTCCAATGCCACTAGGTGATAACAATGCTCTATTAGATGCTTGTTTTTCTTGAAAAATTTGAGCTAAAGTATTTCCTTTTTGTATTGCTTCTATCTGCACACTTGTACGATTATCTTTGATTTGTTCTTGTCTATCACGATAGGCTTGTTCAGCCAACGCTTGTTCAGCTTTTAATGTTTGTCTAGCTTGAATTATATTAGCTCCTGCTAAACCTATATATACTGCTGGATGACACATTAGTAATAAACCTCCGATGTTATACCTAATACCCTCATTGGTAGTGGCGCTGTTTGCGATACCGTCAATGTAGGATCTACTTCATAGCCAAGTGTATGCACTTCTTTTTTACCTGTCAAAGATTGTAACCCAGTTGTATCATCATTAGGATTACTACCAATTAAAACTTGATTAGAATTAATCGTAACATTATATGTAGTTGATAATTCTAATATAGCTTTACCTATCTTACGTGGTTTACCTGTTAATACACCATCACCTAGTCTTACATCTTGTGGCAAAGTTTCTACGGTAATGTCATAGTCCATACCTATATCACAAGCTGCTGCTGGTGATGGAAAAGTAACTGTACCTGCTGATGTTACTACACCACTACCATAATAAAAAAAATCTCCAGCTTCTGTAGAGCCTGATGTTGCATGTACTGTTTTACCTATCTGTGTAATGCCAGTAAATACACGACTGGTTAAAAATACTAAAGTCAGTATTATCACTAATAGATGCTGTTGCTGGACTAACTGATATTATATATTCATTGCTTGTGCCTGTAGCAGTAACACTTGTAACTGTATGTGTTGTGCCAGTACCAGCAAACTGAAACGTATCTCCTTGATTAGGACTAGCTGTTGCACCATCAATAATAAATTGACTAACACCACTTGACACAGCACCTTTGTTTTTTACTGTACCATGTGGTTGATAACTAGCTGATATGGTTTTAGTAAATGACATATCAGTAGGTATATCAAACTGTGTAGTAGCAAACTGTTCAAGGTAATATGCGGTACTGCTGTTAATAGTTCTTTCTACCAAAGAAAATATTGTAGACGATAAACAAGCAATAGACTTGTAGTTGCCATCAGTATTCCATTGTGTCCAACCAAATATTTTTTGTTCTTTCTGACTATTGTAAATACACATTGTGCCATCACCACATACTAAAAAATATAGTTGCTCAGTTCTATCTGGTAATGATGTTGCTGTTGCTGTATCAGTTGGTGTTGTAATTAAATGTGATGACTCCAGGCTAGTATTGTTACTATCAAATAATTCTGTAGTTGATGTAAAAACATAATCTCTTATGTTCTTACCATTTTTTTGTATATACAAAGTACCGCCATCAAAAGGTCTTGGCATACCTTTTTGTTGTACGCCAAATGATGTTTGTCTAACAATCATAGAATCCGTTGGTGTTATATTCTTACCTGTCTGCGGTCTAAGAAAAAACTCAGCACCACTGGTAAATATTTCTAATACACGACCAGATGTTAAATGTCTTATTTCATTAATTTGATCTGATGCAATTTGCATTTGCAAACTTTCGTCATCTAGTCCTTTACCTACATCAAAGTTAAAAAACAATCCTACTTTACTAGCTGTTAAATAATCAGGTGCAGTTGCACTACCACCAAAATATAATCGTTGTTCGTGAAAACAACATGCTCTAGGAAAACCATTAGGTTCACTATACAGTTGTTCATCCCAATTTCTAGTAGGTGGATGACCTACTATTTTTACACTAGCACCACCACCATCTACTGATTCTGTTGCTGTATCACTACTACCAGCAGTATAAGAAAATCTATTATCATCAACAACAGTAATAGTAAATGTACCGTTTAAATTAGCTGTTGCTAAACCTGCTCCACTAGAATCAAATATATCTTGTGCGCCTGATATAGTAATACTTGCTCCTGTAGAAAAACCATGTTGAGCCATTGTTACTTCTACTACACCACTACCTTGTATACTTTTTAATGGATTAGCATCTAATTCTATTTCAACATCATCTAACAATGTACCTGTTACTACAGTTGCAGAGGTATAACCTGTAATAAATATTTCTGCGCCATGATAACGCACTCTTGTATTAACATATGAATCTGTCCAATAATCAGCAGAAGTAGTAAGGGTTACACCTGTCTGTCCTTTTGCAGTTTGATTTATGTCTAACGTAATAGAATCACTAGCAAACTTAAAATAAGGTTGATAAGTTTTTTCACCATTAACACTTACATCAAATTGAAATACTGATAAAGCAAATGTAGTTGCTCCAGTTCTTTGTAATATTCTAGGAGAAAAACTTTTGTGAGTAATAATCATAGTATCTGCTTGTTGTGTTACAGTTAACTCCATTAACTGTGCAGTAGCAATACCAGTAGAAGTAATTGTTTGCAATAAAGTACCATTACTACTATAGATAGTTATAACAGTATTAGTAAAAAGAATTATATATTCTTGATCATCGCTAAAAATAAATGGTTCTATTCTGCCATCGCCTGGAGCAGTAGCACGATAGACTGTGCCTGGTCGTCTTTCAATACCACCTTGATTTAGAGTCAGTACATTACGAGCTTTCTTTAAACCTTGCTCGTATGCTACAACATCAACCCTAGATACAATCTTAGGATCTAGTTCGCCTCTTACAAAACTGGCTTGATGTATTCTTTGTGTTGGCATCCATTAGCTCGATACTGTTGCGTTAACATTATTAAAATGAGTACGATTTCTTCTATTACGTATTCTGTTAACATCCATACGTTTAGTTGTTTGAGCTTGACCATCAGTAGATTTAGCTATAGCTATTTGTCCTAATGCTCTATTTCTATATAACTCAGACAAACTATCATTTCTTGCAATCGCACCTGCAAATAAACTAGCAAGTTCAAATACCATACATTGTTTAAAGTACGGAGGAAACTCTGCTTCACTAGCCTGGAATGTATAATCACAAATCAATGTATCATTTGAACCTGTGTCAGCAAAAATTTTATCACCATATCTATCATAAGCAATTACATTACTGTTAACAGTAACAGTATGAATTAATAAAGCATCGGCTGGTAATTGATATGATGCAGTAAATCTACCTAATGGATTTTCTGCTAACTTAGTTAGTTGTACTTGTTTAGTTGCAAATCTCCAGCGTATTCTGGTAATCATTGCTTCTAATGTTGATTCGTATAATTGTCCAGCTACAGTTGATTCTGTTGTAGCTTCTTCAAAGCTAGTTATTATGTTAGCACCCACTAGCACAAGGGCTTTGTTACATATATCAAATCTAGTTTCTGATAACATAATACCTCTCTATAAAAAGATAATGAGGGAAGGGTGTAGTCGAGCCTCCCCTCAAGATCAATAGTACTTACGTACCGTTAGTTGTTGTAACAGTTGCCGCACCTGATGCTGAAGTAACTCCTAACATATCAAAAGTTACTGTACCACCAGTAGTTCCTGCTACCAATATCATATCGTACTGTTTCAAGTTATTAGTTACATCATTGAAGTAACCACTACCTGCAACTGTAGCTGGAGCATCTGCTGTAGTGTAATGCCAAACATTACCAGTTCCGCCACCTGCGACTAATTTTAAATTTGCTGCTGTTAAAGCCATGATTAACCTCCTTTATTCAGTAATCTGGATTTGCATGAAGCCTTCTGGATCTATTGCTACGGCCTGCATACTCATCATTGATGTTGTTAAATGACTTACCTTCTCAGGAACATAGTTTACCTCAGTCTTGACATCAGCACCTGTAGCAAGGCCGATAGCAGATTTATGGTAAGCATGACAATCTCTAGTTGTACTAGCAAGTGTCAATCCTGAATGTGTGAAGAATAAGAACCCTAACCATCTCTTAGCTGTCATACCACCAGCGTAAGGTAGTTCACCTTCGCCAACGTATTCTGCTCTTGAGAATTGGTCTAGTTGTAACAAGTCAGCCCATCCAGCAGGTGATACTACAAAATATCTTTGACCATCATCTGGAACATCTGCTTCACCAAATGTCTCATATGTTGTCAACGCTTTTGCAAGTGTCAATGCCGCAGAACCATGCGCAATATTTGCAGAGTTTGAACCTGCATCTAATACGTCAATGATTAGTTGGTCTGTTTGTCTACCTAAAGCTGCCGCAGCAGATTGAGCTAGAACTTGTCTTTCGTCTATGTTTGTTTTTAACTCATCTAGTGTATCAACATAATCACTTGCATAGAAATCAGCTAGTGTTACGTCAACTGTGCTGTGAGCAATATCCATTGTTGGAACTTCGGCATGACGATTCTTAGTAACGGCTGTACCTTTCCCTACTTTCTGGAAACGTGCTTGGCTACCTTTTACATTTTTAGTCTGCCTTACAGTATTCGCTAATTTCGAACCCATACGTTGATATGCCATATGGACTTCTGCTTCAAACTGTTTAATAAAGGCAGTTGATATTGATGTACTCATCTTTTATCTCCTGTTAAATTAAATTAAAATTTCACAGTTGTCCTTTATCCTTCAATTCGGTTGTCCATTTAGGGCCTATCTCCGAAATAATGGGCTGTATGTCTACATCTACTTTTGGTAGATGCTTATAAAAGTAATACATTTCTATCTCATTTACAAGCATTGGTTGCTTTGCAAAGCAATATTTCTGCCATTTTAACCATTTTATACTACGTTTATGCTCATTTATTATAAAATTAAATAAGAAAGTATAGTGTGATTCTAAATATGTAAGCCATCTAATGTTAGCATGTAAGAAAACTTTTTTATGTTTATGCAATAAATCACTTGCTAAAAACCATACAGCAGCTTTATGTGGATTAGTTTTGCTAACAGGCATTGCTCCCCATATAGCAATAATCTCATCTGTACCTTGTTCAAAAATAGTAAAGGTATGTGTGTTTGGTCTATTGTATCTAAATGGATTTATTAAAGCAGTTAAAGGATCAATACCCATAGCAGCTAGTTCATATTTATCTAACTGCTGTAGGTTTGGTGCTAGTCTAAAACAATCATCAGGGATTGTTTTTTCTAGGTAGATCATTACTTTGTTAACATTCTAAATGCAGCATCTACTTTTGCTACATAAGCATCATCTCTATAACGTGGATCAAAGTATCTTTTGTCTTGCATCATAGCCCTTGCATCAGCCATTGTCAGTTGTTTTTCTGGTTGCGTAAATTGCTCTGATCTTACGCCAGTTTTACCCATCTCCATCATACGTTCTATAGCTTGTATGCCTTGTGCTGTTGTACCTAAAGAATATTGAATAGCTTCAAATTCTTCTGGTGGAAAGTTCTTACTAGCCCAAGCATTAACTGCATCTACTCTTGAAGTTGCATTTTCACCTAATGCTTCCATTTCTGCCTCAATATTAGGTTGTTGCGACTGCATTGTTTCAACATATGCATTGATACCAGCTTCGTATTCTTCTTGCGTAAAACCATTTTCTTTGGCAATACCATTCCACCATGTAGTCATAGGATTTTCATTTACCATTTCTTCATTAATACCTTCTGGTAAAGCAGGTAACTCATAGGCCTCTGGTACATTTTCTGCATGTTCGTTAGCAAGTTCTTCCATTAGCTTTTCTTTAATAGCTTCTTCTTTACCACCAACATAAGTCTCAAGTTGTGTATATGACTTAGCCATTTCATCGTAATCAGCTTTGCCTTCTTTCCAAAACTTCTCAGGTATATGCTCTGGTCGTTCTTCTTGTGGTACTTCATTTTCAGGTACTTCATCTAGTATTTCTTGTTCGGTAATTTCTTCAGCCATTGTTACTGTCCTCCACTATTTTTTGTGATTGTCCTTTGTTACTTCTGCGTTGTATTAAACCTACAATATAACGCTGTCCTTCTATATGTCTTAACTGATGATCAGATACTTCTGGTCCTGCTACGGTTTCAATCGTAATAGACCTTAGATAATTCAAAAATGTTTTACCTGCATCTGATGTGAATAATGCTCTTGATACTGCATTAAGTGCTTCTTCTTGATCTGGCGTTCTTTCCATACCATCAAGCCCTATCAGCGTTTTGACTTTTTTTTCTGCCATGCTACACCTCATGTAATTAATTGTTCCACGTGAAACATTGAGGAAGCAAAGGTACTTTCATTAAACTGTGGGGGTTAAATGTTCTTCACTTCCCACTTGATGATATAAAATTGTTACCGAAAGTCAAGGACTTATTGACCTTCCATAGCTCCTTCGGCTGGAGTGCCTTGCATTGCTTGTTGTGCTTGAGCCATCTGTTGCATTTGTTGCATCATCTGTGCCATTTCTTCTGGGGATCTAATTAATTCTTCTGGTATACCTAGTTTTTTAGCAATATATTTAGCTACTTCGTCTTGTTTAATCATAGCATTAAGTAGTTGTGGCCCTACTCTGCCTTGTATTAAACCTAAAAATCTATCAATATTTACTACATCTGATTGATATTGAGCTTGAGCTAATGGACTAGAAGATTTAATTTGTACTTCTTTACCATTAACAGTAGGTATTTCTATACGCCCTTGTTTTTTTAAAATATAAATTACTCTTGCTAATACAGGATTTACTAGTTCTGCTTGTAGTCTACCAAACGCAGCACCTATTTGTCTGGACAAATCAGCTTGACGTTCTGCAACTTCCGTTGCTGACATAGGAGTTTTTTCATTTGGGTTGCCTAACATGTCATTGTATAACGCTTTCTTAATGTTAGTTCGCATATCACGCAGTACTAGGTCAGATACATTAAAGTTACCTGCTTGTGCTATTGGTTGTAAACCTGCGCTACCTGCTGCTTTCGGAATTACAGTACCTGGAATAAGTGCAATGTTGTCAACATTGATGACTCCATCATCTTCCACTTGGTACATACCAGATATACTCATTTGTGCGTTTTCTAGTCTTAGTTCACCAACTAAGTTAGACGTTTTAATTGCAGGTAACGCAAATTGCAATGGTCCTCTACCGTATGTTTCTCCTGCACATTTAGACCAACGATACGTAATATATGGGTTACTACCCACACCTTTGTATTGTTCATCGTATACTTTATGCTCATAGTCTTTAGCTATTGCACAAAATATATTTACTTCTTCTTTAGTCTGTGAATAATCACGATACAATGTTTCAATAATAGTGATTTCCTTGTCGGGATTGGCTTCCATATCCATAGCCATTTTGTCATTATAAATTGGTTGAGCATATGCAAACGTAAGTTCTTTTAATTTCATCTTACGTGTACGATACACCGCATCTACTTTGTCATCATGACCACTTGTCAAACATACTTGTGGTAATGGAATAGCTTTAAATCTTACTGGTTGAATGGCATCGCCTTCTTCAACTAGTAAAACTCCTGTGCCTAAAGCTATATCAAGAAATGTTTCATGTACTTCTTGAGAAAAATTTGAGTTCTGTAATATTTCAAATACATATTCAGTAACCTTATCTAATGCTAGATTAGTTTCTTTTTGTTGATCTTCTGGTACTTCTGTACCTGCAACAAACTCAGCCCATCTAGCATAGTTAGGTACTATGCCTGATTGCAATCTACTAGCAAATTCTTGTACGCCTACTACTGCCGTCTCATCAAAGATATTATCGGTTCTTCTTCGGCCTGGAGTTTCTGCAAAAAATGATTCTCTTTGCGGTAATGCATATTCATAACATTCTTCAAAGACTGACACCCATTGATCTTTCAAAGACTTTGCATGTGCATATCTTGCTAAAAGTTTTTTAACAGGATTTTGTATTTGAGCTACATTAACTTCTGGTTTGCTATCTATCATTATGCTCCTAAAGTTCTTTTGCTTTGATAACTATCAGCTACGTCAAATCCACTTCCACCTTTTTTAACTCCTGCTAATAGACTTCTTCTACCACGTTTACCTGCTAATACAGCTTGAGTTCTTTCTAATTGTTCAGCTTTAAGTTGTGCAGCAGTTTCTCTTTCTTCTTTAAGCTGTTCTCTTTGCGCACGTCTTGATGCTTCTTGCGCTTCTATTTCTTCTCTTGTTGGTCCTGGTGGTCCTTTTGGTTTAGCAAACGGATTACACATTATCTGTTTCTCCTATCATGTATATTACGCTTTGGCTTCACAGTATAAACATCAAAAGCTCGTTTTGCTACAAAAGGTTTACTTGTCTTTCCTCCAAGCACTAAACTTCTCCCTTCTCCTGCACCTAACAATAAATACTGTAGGGCATCATGTATATGTGAAAACCTATTCTTGTTTGGTTTCTCATCATAGCGTTCACCACTTGTTTGTATACGCTTATAATGATAACCACCACTAAATCCTTTTATCAAGTTAATACATTTTGGATCAATTAACAAGCCTGATTCTCCATCCGTCATTCTAGTTAATGTAGCATTAACTGCTTCTAATCGTATTAATACATCATTTGAGGGTGCTGGTCTAGCGTTTATTCCTTTGGATCTTAGTATTTGAAAGGGGGTTGCCTCATCTGTTTGCACTCTGTGGTCTCCTGCTGGATCACCAAAAATGTGAAATGTACGTGGAGCATACAATGCCATGTGTTGTTTTAACAAATCAGAGTATCTAACAATACCCATATCCTCCGCTACCAGCTCATCTAGTATTACCCATCTACCTCGTATGCGTTGAGCAAACACACAAGCTGGAGTTAATCCAAAATCTATTCCCATGTAGATTGGTACTTGATCTGCAACCAAACAATCACTCCTGGCTACATGTACATCATGCCTAAAGGAATCATAAACAGGCTTACCATCTTCAATAAGTCCAAGTTTATTAAGGACATACACGTCTATCCAAGATTTAGTCTTACCTCTAATAATATTAGGGTAATAATTAGGCGTAAGGTTATCTATATTCTCTGCTTCATCATTGCGTTCATATCTATCTACTATTTTATCTTTGCCTATAATCTCATCCATTGCTGGAGGCTGATTAAAGAAAGTCCAGTTATCAGGTTTGACTAACATCTTCGCTTCTTGCTTGGTGAGGTAGTCTGGCAATACAGTCTCCCCTGCAAGTATAGGCCACCAATGTTCAGTATCAGGAGCATTGGTATCACAAATAACGCCATACCAGCTAGGACCACCATCACGCATAGACGGATAACGGCCAACACGCATAGTACAAGCATCGATGATAGACTTTGGAATTTCTCTTGCTTCATTTACCCATACTCCTGTAAGTTCAAGGGATAGTAGTTTTTTGACATCTTCTGGTCGATCTAATGCTAAGAAAATAACTTCTAACTCAATATCACCTTTTTTAATCATGTGCGTAAACGGTACGCTGTATAGAAACTTACCCCATTCTTCTTCTGGAAACCAGTCTAACCAAGTCTTGATGGTGGTTGTTTTAAGTTGCGGATTAGTATTTCTTATGACTGCCCATCTACTTTTCCTTATACCTTCTGCATTTGGTTCTTGGGCTAATGCTCTGCGCAATATCTCTATGCAACATGAGACTGATTTACCGCTACCGACAGGACCACGCAATCCACGAAAGAAAGAATCATCTTTCATAAAGGCTTTTACAATAGGGCCTGGTGCTTTATAGTTTAGTGATGCCATACTTGACTGCTAGTTCATAGAGTTTTTCTACGGCTTGTGGCGACATTGCAGCTAAGATTCGATCAGCTTCCATGTCATTTACAAAGTCTTTAGGA